AGTAGTTTAAGTTCTCAGAGACCGCCCGGAAGTTACCGGACTCATGTGCTATTTGGGATAGGAACATGGCTTGACGCACGGGGGTATTGATGTCGTACTTGAGCATGGTCATGTTTAGCCAAGGCAGATACTTGTCTATGTTATCTGGTGAGACACCAATAGAGCGTAGTGTGCTAGCTTCGATCATTTAGGGGCGTCTTTAATCTTTCTGTCTTCCACCATTCTGAAAACCTTCTCTACACTACGACCACCGAAGTAAAACGACATGATTATAATCCCCCATTGTCCCAACAGCTCCACATAATTTTGATTTGTGTCGTAACCAAATGCAGACATCATCGCGAAGGTAAAGTAGCCGATTAGTATACCTATTAGGGTCATGGGTCGAATGTTTTTAGGCAGCCAACTATCGCTATTCATATCTGCTTGGTGGCGCTGGGTCAACTGCTCTTGCTCTTTCATGTCAGCTTCAAGCTGTTTTAGCTCACCACTTTGTTGTAGCTCTAGCAAACGAATTTTAGCCTTCTCCGCTTCGTCTTTATCGGGGAATATTTTATCAATTATTTTCGACCCTATGCTTAAGAAATCCAATAGCATAGTGTTACTCCTTCCAAGTTAAAATTAGCTCATCGCTAGGTTAACGACTCCATTTACTAACAGAGCCGCGCTGTCATGTATTATTTTTGCTTATTGTACTTCAGTATCTAAGTTGTGCGCTACTTGCCAAGCGTCTAATGCCGCTGTAAATCTGTCAAATTCAATTATACTTTCGTTATCAGGCTTAACAATCTTACCTGCGACAATTGAAGTCTTGTACTCAATTTCACCAAAATCTTCGTACCACTGGACAGCGTGAACAGTTCCGTCAATCGTAAAAGTTAAGCCTGTATATCCAACCCCATCTTTTGATACAAAACCGTCATTTGGAATAATCGTAAATTTCATAATTGACCCTTTAACAGAAGTGTTGTTTGCTCGTTACTTTTAACCACCTCGTTGCGGAATGACTCCACCGCCGCGCCTGTTTGCCGTTGTTGTTGACTGTTTTCAATAAGTAGAACAGGTATCCACGCAATAGCACAGCCCCACTCATCTATCGGCTCGCCTGTGTTGGGGTTATTGCCACGTAGCTGTGTAAACCACGCGCAATCTGTTTGCCTGCACGGGTTAAAGTTGTCCAATGGACAATTTGCTTTTGATTCAATTTTCATTATGATTTCGTGCAAATAATAACGTCAACGTATTGCACATTGATTGCGGTTGATGCGCCTGAAAGTGTGCCAGAGCCAGAGAAGCTGTGCGTGTGTGAAGCGCCACCCCCTGTTGCTTGTATAAATCCACCCTCGAAACTCATGTAGTTGGGGTTGCCGCGCTCCATGAAAACGCCATATGAATTATAACCAGTGTTTACCGTAGCTACCCTCTTTATATTATGTGCGTGCGAGGGCATCTGTGCAGTTGTTAAGGTTGTATCTCCAACAGAGCCGCTTAAGCTAACTGAACCGCTAACAGATGGCGTTCCAAATGCATTTGTAAACGTTGCAGAACCGCCAGCACCAGCCGTGCCACTCACAACCCTTAGCGCCTTGTTATCGTGCGCCGTAGACTTAACCCAGCCGGTAGGCGCTGAAGTTTGCACAAACAGCATATTAGTGCCGCTAGGGAATGACTCTGGGATTGCCCCTGCTTGCAGTCCTGATGCGCTTACTTTGCCGCTTGCGTCAATAAAGTTTGCGTGTAACGCGAGATTAAATGCCTGAGTCATCTTATACCGCTCCTGTGCGTGCAAATGTTTGTTGCGTCATAATTATAGTGTTAACAAGTGGCGATGTGGTTAACGTATACGTGCCTGTAGCGGTTGTATAGTCTGTCCCTTCACGGTAAGACACGCCATTGCTGTAAAGGTTAAAGGCTAGACTGTTGTAGCTAAACGGGTAGATTGTTTGCCCAATAACGGTAAATGCGTCAATATTGACAGGTGTGCCATTGGCTACACCTAAGTTATTAACAGACCACGTTATTATTTCTAACGTGCCTGTAGTGTTATCAATAAAGGTAATGGTTTGCCCAGATACGTTGTAATCCTGAGCGGTTACTAATGTGCCATTCAAAAATAACAACTCTAGGCCATCAACTAAATAACCCGATGCTGTATAAGAGCCTTGGTTGCTTAGCGTGACGGTAGTGGTCGTAAATGATGCGTAGACGTCCGTACTTACATTTTCAGACTTGTAAGAAACTATTTGTATAACATCACCAGTTAATGCGCCTGTGCCTAGCGTAACTGTTCCTGTGCTACCGCCCGTGTCTGTATATTCAGTCGGAAACAATTTAAGACCATTCCTAAAAACCCAACATTGACCGCTAATGTAATCTGATCCACGAGTTACCGAAAATACAGTCTGTCCACTAGTCGCGGTGAAATATTGCTCTGTATAGTAAAAATCGTCTGGTTCTTCAAAACCTACCACGCGCCCGTAAATATCAATTGTTAAAGTAGCAACTGATGCCGTTCTTTGATAAGGCCCACCAAAGTCTAGGTATTGCTGCAAGGACGCAATCATGTTGCCATCGGTGTTATTCGTAATCTGTACTTGACCCGTGCCAACCGTAGTTGTTCCAGTCTTTGTTAATTGGCCTGTTCTTTGGTCAAGGTCAATAATATTAGTACCGTCAACTAATGCGCCCCAAGTAGATGGGTCGTATAACAGCACTTGGGTAGGTACAAATGCGCCTGTCCCAGCAGCGAACTCTGCAAAGCCTGTAGCGAAGCTAAACTTTCTGCCTGTGCGGTTTGAGTAAAGCAAAAATACTACTGATGCAAAATCTGGGCTTGCCTCGTACCATGTGTATTCGCTTGGTACGGTGCTTGGCGTTGTTGAATCTTGATTGCATAACCCATAATAATTTTGCGTAGTTTTTGTAAGACTAAAACCAGCACCTGCTAAATCTGTACCGTAAGCAATAGATAAGTATTTATCAACGTATTGAAACGTAGTGGGTCGCCATTGGAAAAGTATGCTTGCAGGGCTAAAGGCAGAGCTTGCCAAGCTGTTTACCATGCGCGAAAATATGTACCAGTTTCCTGCGGGTATATTGTTTAAAGTGATAACGGGTAATTGAAAATTATTAGACCAAGGTCTGCCACTTGATTGAACTTCACTTGTGCCAGCAAAATACATTTGTTCTTGTAGCGGGTTAGAAAACGCTGAGTACCAAACCTCTGCATATTGTGTGATGCCTGCTTGCGATGTAGTAACGCGAACGGTGAAATAAGGGTTTATTGCGGTTGGATAATTATTAATAATAAAAACTGCCGCAGAAGTCCCAAAAAAAGTAGGGTCTCCTAATCCAGTGTTGGGCGCTAACTGGAACGCCGTGATGCTCACATCGTCATATACAGTTGCATTATACTCACTCATATTTAACTGTACCGATATTGAACCGTCATCATTAAATGACTGAACAACTTTAAATATTCGGTACGGCTTGGCTACCCACCCATAATTTGCACTTGTAACAGTAACAATATCGCCAGCGTCAAGTTGAATGCCAACAAAGTTAACGCTTACTTGTACTTGTAAATCTTCACGACCTGCTTTTAACAATCGAGTTGCTAAATATTGAGCCGTGACGCTATTGTTAGTCAATGGCAAACTAACTGATACCTTGTTAATTGGCTCATTTGGATAGAGCAAAGCTGGATTAATCTGTGCTAAGTCAAAAGTAGAGGAATCGAACGCATCTTGATCGTCTTTGTTTGGAAATTTACATTCAACAATATTATAGGAAGATGCGATGTCTAAAGGAGTGATACTAATAGCCGATACCAGGTTGCTGTCATCAAGCGCCATCGCTACCGTGTAATCAGGACTTTGTACAATCACACCCCATTTTGCGGTTATTTCGTTGTACTTAATTAAGCAATCCGCGCACGATGCCATGTCTTGTAAATTAGCCATCACGTTTCGCTGTGTGTCTAATGTGCCGTTAAATTTGAACCTTGCTTGTATAGCAGGCAAACCATCGGAATTTGTGTAAACAAAAAACCCGTTTGAATACGTTGTTAGCGCATCAAGGCTTGCTGTATCTATTTGGCTTGCAGGAATAGCGCAACCGTAGCGAGTATTAATTAAGTAGTCGTTAAAACACGCGCCTGTATTATTACGGCTATTTGTTACTTGAAACTTAGTTGTTTGAATACCTGTGATATTTGCCGTTTGGCTATACGATAAGTGAAGTATCGCAAACGCACTATTTGTCATTAACTTTGATGAGTCCCAAGTATAGATAAGCCCAGCCGTTTGCATTACTTGTATTGCGGTTAGTGCTTGATTAACAGGGGTGTTTGAACCATTGCTGTATAAGTAAAATTCAATCTTGCCATTTACTGTGGTGTCAACTATGCCTGTTGATTCATCTAAAAGACTAGCGACTGTGTACCCGTTACCTTGAAACTGAACTAACTTACCGCCGAAGTATATTTTTCCAAATGTAATCGTATCGGCCGTTTGTCCCGCGTTAGTGTTGGTTACTTCGCAAATTGGTAAGACGTAATACAACTCTTGGTTGTTTGAGCTAATAGATAAGTCAGTAACAATACCACCAACAAATGCCTGCCCATAGACTACGGGCAACTTATTGTCCGTAGCAGGTCCGAGTTGTTGCCGACTGCCAGGGTTGGGGCTTGAACCTGATGTACTGTTATCAAACGATGGGTTGTTGGCAAATGCCTTGCTGATTACCATTGAAACAACCATATTAATGGCCATTGCAATTGTCGTAGCGGTAGCAGCAAACGCAGCACTAGTTAAACCTACAACTATCATTGTCCCTACAGCATACGCCTGCACTGTAAATGTAAGTAAAAAAACCGTAAGCCAAAGTCTTAACATTATTGAATCCAGTTTTCGTCTAATTTAGAAAACCCAAACTTGCCGTATTTTACGTCTGGGCTAGTAACCATTTTGGCTATTGCAAACATGGCTATTCTGCCCTCTTGCTTTAATTGATTGCCGTAGTCTACATACTTTTTTAATAACCTATAGCCAACACTTGTGTTTCGTTTTTCTGGCACAACATACCACGCCAACTCTTGCATATATAAAGTCTTGTCACACCATATTGTAGGTGTAATCAAAGCCATGATTAAGCCTACGTTATCCTCAATAAATACTATGCCTGCCCCTGCCAATATTGTGTCCAGTAGTCGATTCCAATACGGCTCATTGTCTAGGGTGCGGTACTGCACAATGTCCGCTTCACCCCGAAACAATTTCATCATCTCAATTATTTGAGGCTTATCTTGTCGTGTGGCTTGTCTTATCATGAATTTGCAGTAGCACCTTTGCCGAATTGATAATTTATGTTTGTTATAAAGGAAACCCTGTTCATGCTTGTATCGCCCGGTGCAAAGAATTGCCAATTGTTATCGTTTGTAAATCTCCCTGCGGTACGGTTTTTTAAAATTAGTTGTATAGATGATGCTGCAACACTTACAACGCCAACAAATTGCCGCAATTCTTCAAACCATTCTTCGTTAATAGCAAATGAGTTAACGTAGCCATTAAAGAATTGGTACAAGCCACCTTGCCCGCCAGTTGTAATTAATGCGCCATCGGTGTTAAAAAACCCTTTCCATGCTTCTATTTGCGAGCCTTTAATTTGGTTTCCTAATACCCAGCCAAGCATAGCGGTGTCAATGCCGACAAGCGTAAACGTAGTTTCATTTGCGGTACTTTTAATATCGCGCTGTGTGTCGCCTACTTTCATAAGTAAGCCTACAGCGTCAAAAGGCTGGCTGTCTACCGCAGTAACAGTTAACGCTTGCGGTGTAGTAGCGAACCTATAAACCGCTTCAGGTGTGGTCACGCGCACAAAGTCAGCGTAACGTATGTTGTTAGTGTCGGATACTTCTGGAATTACATTCATAAGACACTCTCGAATGCTTTAAATGTTCCCGACCATTGTATAAAAGAATCATTGGTCATCGGAACTAATGTGTACGTAGGGTAATCCCGCAAAATTACCTGAAAGGTTACACCCGTGTATGTTGCACCGCTCATTGATACGGTAGTGCCAAACTCGCCCATAACGGCATTAATCGGGCTTGTAACAGTTGTTATTAAATTGCGGTGTACTGGTATGGTTACCGTTGAACCGCTGCCTCTGAGTACGTCTGCGGTGGCTATATATGAATACAAACCCACTTGAACAAAATCGCCTACGCGCACAATGCTAATGCTAGAACTAATTGCCGGAAGGTTGCCTAAAACTAGGCTTTTATTAGCCGAACTGGTTTGCCATTGACATGTCGTAATTTGCCCTGATGATAGATCACCCTGATATTTAATATAGTTAACCCAGCCCGTGGAGCCAAAATTAAGGTATTGAGGCAGTGCCTTGTCAGGTATGCGAAGTGAATTTAATAGACCCCTGCTTTGGCTATAAAGCAAATAATTCATCGGCTTCATTTCAAACGCGAATGGCACGACAGTAATAATTTCACTCGTGCTAATGCGTTGGTTTCTACTAATAACTTGTCCGACAAAACGTTGATCGTTTATGCCTACGCTTTCAGAATTAGCGAGTATTAAATTTAAACTCATTTTTATCTACCTGCTGGAATACTACGGTTTGCAGATTGATTCATGCTCCAAATCGTCATCTTGTTTTTAGCTAAAAATTGAATGCCACTTTGTGTGTCAATGGCTTGCATGTTTTGTATGACTGGGCCATTGTAAGTGACGCCACCACCGCCCATAGCATCTGCTAAATTGTTATTTGGAATAATCGCGCCCGACCTGCCGGGTATAAATAACTCTGGGCCATTCTCACCCACAATGCTTGGCCCGGTAATCGTGCCACCGTTTGCGCGTACCGGAAAAGACAAAGCACCCGCACCGCCAGCGGTACTTCCAGGGCCAAACGCTGTAGCGCCACCTGCGCCTGCACTAAATGCACTCATCGCAAAACCAATCCCCATTTGAAGCAATTGACTAGCCTGCATTTTTAACTGTATTTTGATAATGTCTTTAATAACGCTTTCGGCAAAGTCACTAAAGGAAAGTTTCCCACTGTCTACAAAGTTATCAATGGCGGTATTCATGTTACTAACTAAACTGCCAAACATGTCAGCCGCCATTGCCCCATAGTTTTGTGCATCTTCGCTAAATTGTGCAAAGGCTTTGTTCCACCCAAAACTAAAGGTCATTTGTGACGCAATGGTAGCATCTTCCATTTGACGTGTAATCATTTCGTACATACTACCTAATCGTTCAACCTCTAATGCTTGTCTGTCATACTCTGCTAAGGTTTGAGAGTCTGCGCCCTGTCCTGCTGCCTTCTCGCGCTTGTCTGATATTTCCTGTAGCTTCGCACTTGTAGCGTCTAAAACCGCATTAACGGCTTCCTGTACGCGTTTCTCGTTAGTAGCCATACCAGCCATGCTTGCTTTGATTTGTAGCATCTCAATGGCGTGTATGCGCTCACGTTCAAACTCAGCAGAAACTAATTTAGCTTCTTTAAGCATATTAGCTGTTTTGTCTACTGCTCTAGGGTCAGTTAAAGCAGGTGCTTGTTGTTTAACTATAGCTAAACGGTCATCTCCTGTGTCTTCTTCGGTTTGGTTTTGTATAGCTTTTAATTCGTCACTATACCGCCAAGCGTTTGCAATCTTTTCTTTTTGAAACTGGTCAAAGTCTTTTTCGTTTTGTTTTAGTTTAGCTAACACGCTTGATTGTTTAGCTAGGGCTGACTCTTGCGCTTGGTCAGTAATAGCCATAGAGTATTCAACGTTAGCCATGACATAGCTAATGACATCGCCTGCGTGTTGTAACACTTGTATAAAGCCACGCACAATGTTTATGACATTACCTATGGCATCAGCAGTAAATGCAAAACCATACGCAACATTGTCCAACCATCGTGGCAAGTCTGTGCGTATGATTTCCTGTATGCCAACTCTTAACTGGTCTGATTCTATGTAAGAATTAAACATTGCTTGCGTAATGTTGTTTAACATCGGCAACACAGCGGTAGCTATTTCGTTAGCCAAGCCTGTAAAAATAGAGCCTAATTGCGTCAAGCTGTCATTAAATTGCTCGGCTGATTTGGTTGTGTCACCGCCAATTACTAAACCTAATTTTTCTGCTTCTTGTTTAAGTTTTTCAAAACCTTCTGCGCCACCGTTTAACAATGGAATTAATTGCGCTCCAGAGCGACCAAATAAACTTATTGCAATAGCGGTTTTATTTGTACCATCAGCCAGTTGTGAGAAACGCTCAGATATTTGCAATAAAGCATCGTCTGTACTTTGTATATTTTTGTAGTCAATGTTTAACGCTTGAAAACCTTTTAAGGCTTCGCCCGTGTCCATTGCGGCATCACTCATGCCTTTGGATAACCGAGCCATGCTTGTGACTAAGGTATCTTGACTAACACCCGCTAAGTCTGCCGCATAAGCTAAAGCTGAAAGACTTTCCGTTGTAACGCCAGCCATTTGTGATTGCTTGGCTAATGTGTCCATATTGTCAATGGACTTTTTGGTCATGTACGCCATTGCTGTGCCAGCAGCTAAGATAGCGACGCCTACAACTTTGGCGGCATCTTTAACCTTTTTTAGCCCAGCCATTGCGCCTTTTAACCCTGATTGAAACTCCGCAGTGTTAAGACCAAGCGCTACACCAAGTCGAGCAATATTTGCCATTACATACCCTTCGTTAAAATTGCAGGTGCGCCTGGACTCATAAGCGCAAAAGCTAAAAGACTTTGATTAACCTGTGTTTTCTTGTCTTGTTCGCTTAATGGCGGGTAAATGTAATCGTAAGTATTGGGTATGATGTCACGCAACTTATAACCAGTCTTGCCTTTAGGTAACATTTTATTAAACTGCCCTGCGGTTAGGTTGCCCAAAACTTCAAGCAATCCAATGTTACCAATTAGCCCTGCGTGGTACATAACCGCAATATCGCTAAATGTTTCTTCATCTACTAATGCAGGGTCAGTACCGTGTGCAGTCAAATAAGCCTTAACTTGCCTGCGGACTGACCCAATTACTTTCCCTTAGTGGCATTATAACTAGGGCTGATTGTTTCGCTAATTAACTTTACTAATTCCAACTGAATAGCATAAGGGAATAACTCATCAATCATTTCGTATGTAATAGTACTCATATCGAAACCCTCTTCCTCTGGCACTAAGTACTGCATCATTAAGGTAATGCGCTCTTGAACGATTGCTTTGTCTTTAGAGAATTTCTTAATTGAGTTGCCATCGTATATAACGTCATCGTCAGTAATGACCACCTTGTCCGATTCTTCGGTCAAGCCTTTGGTCATTTCCTCATAGAATTTTTTTGTTAAAGATTCATCTGGCGTCTTTAAACGTTCGTTCATTAAGTCTAATTGTGAAGTCAGCGGTACACGCACTTTAAATGTATGCCCCGCAAACTCAAAAGACCTAATGCGTAATTCGTCTTTATTTAAATTAAATGCTTTTGATAATCCGTTCATTTTATTACCCTCTTGGCTTGTTTTGCTTTGTATTTTTCAAGTGCTACACCAAGTGATTTACCTAGTGTGCCTGTTACTTGTGATGCTGAACTTTCTAATGCTGGTCTTAAAAAAGGTTTTGCACTCATGTTAGTTGTGCCAAATTCTACTGCGGTAGCCCGTGCATCGCTTTTTGTACCAACTTGTTTTTGCCCTGTTTTAATGTTTTTAAATTTTAACTTAGCTAATTTTTTACCTGACGCTGTTGTAATCGCACCAACTACTACATCATTTGGGTAAATGTATTTTGAACGAAAATCTTTTTTATTAGGTTTTCGTGTTTCAACTTGTAGGCTTTGCGCTAATGCACCAGTATCTTTAGCAACTAAAGAACGTGCTTTTGCTAATACTGGTTTCATTGATTGCCGTACAGCATTTCGCATAATATTGGTTGCGTCTTTATTACCAAAATCATTAGTTATTTGTTTAAACAATTCTGCTGTTTCAGCCCAACCCTCAAACTCAACTTTAGCTACCGTTGCCATTGCCATCACCTTTAATTAACCGATGGTAAATACTATTATTGAGCTTCATAACGTAATCTGTCACCTCATCGGGTGACATGTGATAGGCGTGACGCGAGGCAATTT